GAGGAAGAAAGGAGGAGAGGGTTATATATATACGCCACCCTAGTTTTTGGGGGTACACCTGCAATATACCGATAGTAGCAGGCAGTATTACGTTAGGTCGATGTTAATGTTGAAGTTACCAGCTACCAGATGTTGGTGTTTGTCTGGAGCTTTGAAGCCTGCTCTATCGAGTATGTCCTTGCTAGCTTCCAGTTGAACGTACTCAGATTTGGCTTGCGAGGACAGCTTTGCCAACTTGGCAACAGCTTTTGCAGAGTGTAACCCAAAGGCACGTTGTACTTCTTGCATCATGTATGCTTGTACCTCTGGTTTCCGTAGCATCTTACTAGCACTAACTCTAGAGCTATTCCCCTTATATCCTGCGCGTTTAGACGCTTCTGTAATAGTACAGCCAGAGGATACGAGTATATCCACAAGTTGTTTTGCTCTTGGGGGAATAGCTGTGCTTGGCTTAGCAGTCTGTAAGTTATTATGTTTGTTCATACGGAGATGATTTTTTCTGTTTTCTCTATTGGTTAGTATATCGACTGATTCGTTTCTGTCAAGTCAGCATAATGAACATTCATAATATTTGGGGGATCGAGCGGGCTGTCGTACATCATGCCACGGGCATGACCAAAGGCTTCCATCCCTATCCCTCTTGAATTTGTAAAGAGCCTTCCGTCGGAGTTCGAGAAGGTCTTGACAAATCCGCTTAAGACAACAGATTAGGATGTACCTTCCCCAGAGGGAAGGACATTCCTTATTATATTTTTTTTTAGCTTCACTTACTGATCTAAGGGAAAATGCCCAGAGCCACTAGGGAGCTAGGGGTATTTTTTCTTAGGAAGTTAGGGAAGCTTCGAGTTTCGAGCAAGGCGAAGTCTTGCGAAGATAAATCTAGCTATGCGTTTTTTGCATACCTGCTATGCAATATTTGCAGTACTAATTATGTTCTGTTTATGTTACTATGATTATATTGTTTCATGTGAAACAATTTCATAAACCAACAAAGGGAGTTAAGATTATGAAAAAGAAACAACCATTCTGGCATAGATTTACATTATTAAAATCTGATCTTGTTAGACTTCAGCTAATGCTGGAGTCAGCCGAAAAACAAGGTATGGACATCAATTGGATTGAATACGTTGTTCATGGCGAAATTAGCAAAGATGATGTTGAGTGTATTACATGGGGTGTTGATGCTACAACAACAAAAGTCCGCACCCATTATAGCACAGATGATAGTGAAATAACACATCATTATGAATTCAAGAATGGGGATGATCATATTTTAGATAATGATAGCCTTGCAAGATTAACACAACAATTCAACAAAAATTGAGGGAGTAGGGGGAGCTAATAACTCCCCCTAATATAATTATTATGACAGATACAAAATATAATGGCTGGACAAATTATGCTACATGGCGCGTCAATCTTGAGATGATTGAAGACAGCAAAGATCATTATTTAGACGAGATTAAGGAAATGGTCGCACTTGATAAGGATATCACTGAATTAAATCTAACCGCTGAATTATCGGAGATGTTAAAACGTGATGTTGAACACTTGTTAGAGTGTGAAACATATAACCCAGAAAATAGCCTAGTATTAAGCTATGCTATGTCATTTGTAAATGAATGTAATTTCTGGGAGATAGCTGAAAATATACTTATTGATTATTGGAGTGAGTATTTTGAAGCCGTTTGAGAAACTATTATTAATATTGATCATAGGGGGGATTATTCCCCTCTGGATCATAGCTATGATATCAACAATATTATTTTTTATTTAGGAGATAACAAATGAACACTTGGGAAAAAGAAGCATTTGATTACATAACCAAATTGCAAAAACAATCGTTAACCGATTTAAAAACAATACATAAACTTGAAACAACAATCAGAGAATTGCGAAAACAAATTCAATTAAAAGAAGATGAAGAAACAATTAGACAAGAGGTTGCATTTGGTCGCACCATGATCGAAGAAGGCAATCCAGATATGGAGGAAAATAATGACATTTAAAGTAGAGCATATCGATAAGACCGATAATGATTATGTAGAACAATTTACTTATCACATGATCAAATATGGATACACAACTTTCGAAGAAGTTGTAGATCAATTAGCACCAGAAAAAATGTCAGAGTATACAGACATAAGACAACAACAGATAATGAGGTTACTTGAGTTAGCATTCGCAAACTATGTGCAATACACAAAAGAAACCTCTGGAGATTGTTAAGTGTAAACTCCCCACTTAGCATAGGCTGGGATTGTTAGCCAAGTTAATTCGTGTATTCAATCCCAGCCGACACAAAGGGAGTAAAAAAAAAGGAGTAATAGAACATGACTAGAAAACACTATATCAAAATTGCAAAGATTCTAAATCGCTATAAAAAAATTTACATGAAAAGACGTTACGATACTCATGGTTTTAACTCTTACGATAATATGGTACTAGAGTTCTGTGAGATGTTTAAACTTGAAAACGTAAATTTTGATGCAGTCAAGTTTATTGATGCAGTTAATAAATCTAATAAGTAAATAAAAAGGAGTAAAAGAAAAATGGATAAAACACTTATGGAAGTAACCACCAAACAATACAATGGGATTTACAAAAAATCATTCCCAGTAAAAGAATTGGTTTATGATGAAGATCAACAAATCATTATTGATCTAGAGTCTGTTTATACAACGATTAGTGAATGGGGAGAATTCATCAATAGTATGGGTGAAAACAGTTGGGGTATCGAAGATATTGTTGCACACTTTGGTGTCGGCATAGCTGATACAATTTGGGAAAAAGAAACAGTAGACGGTGGATCTGACTATGGACACGTACATGATATAGTTGCGATACACACAGCTAATTATCACGATAAACGAGCCATGTTCGAACGTGAAAAACAACAAGGTGAGAAAGTAAATAATGAGTGAACGATACGAGTATCACGTTGTACCTGCACTCATAGTTTTAGATCGAAAAGAAGCTGGAAAGTATTTCGGTCTAAAGGGTGCAGGAAGTAAAGCCTTCCTTCGAGAACAGAGTGAGAAGATAGCAGTTGAGGTGCATGAGTATGACACCTTCGAAGGAGTATACACAAAACGATTAGACAAGGGAGAAATCAAATGAAAAAAGAGACCACTACAAATGATAGAAATAGTGGGATAGGTGGTAGCGATTGCTTTACCCTTATACATGGCACAAAAAAAGATTGGAACAAACTTTGGGAAATCAAAACTGGTCGAACAGAGCCACCAGATTTATCAAATAAATTCAACGTACAACTTGGGATTATTACAGAGCAATTTAACTTGCATTGTCTTACACAAAAATTACTGACCAAACATAAAAATACAAACAAGGGTATGTCAATCGAAACATCAAGACAAATCAAAACTGGTGATATTTACGATAACAAGTACATAAAAATTGAACCTAAAGTTATAACAATCCCAGATAATTTATTGAAGCTACAAGGCCACCTTGATGGTGCTATATATAATGGTAATGACAGTGAAGATATGTATTGCATTATCGAATGCAAACATACATACCAAGAAAATACTCTTGCAAACTTAGTAGATTTTTATAATCCACAAATGCAACATTACATGAATGTATTTAATCAAGACCTTGCAATTATGTCTGGAATATTTGGTAACAAGTGTCATATGTTTCAAGTTGTAAAAAGAGATCATGAATTTATCCATCGACTAGAAAACATTCAAAGATATTTTTGGAAGTCAGTAGTCGCTGATAAACCACCATTTGACATCGATGATGATTAAATGGTATAATTTTAGAATCATTTACATAACATAGGAGTAAAGAAATGAATAAGAAATTAGCAACAGTAAATATAAAAGGTAAAGAATACGTTGAGGTAAAAACACGTATTCAACATTTTAGAGAAACTTATCCAAATGGATTGATTACTACAGAGGTTATTAAAATCAATGAGGATATAGGTTTTATATTAATCAAAGCTGAAGTTTATATTGATGGTAACTTAGTCGCTACTGGTCATGCATATGAAAGAGAGAGTGTAAGTTTTATCAATAAAACAAGCTTTGTAGAAAATTGTGAAACATCAGCAGTCGGTCGTGCATTAGGTATACTTGGCATTGGTATCGATGGAGGTGGTATAGCTTCAGCTGATGAAATGGAAACAGCATTAGAAAAACAGAATAGTATAAAAGGGAAAACCGAACCTGCAATCAATTCGATACCACAAAAAAATATGGACGACTAAAAATGAATCATTACACACTAGAAAAAACAACTGAAATGTATGAGAAAGTATATACACAGTTGATAAATACTGTAACAGAACAAGAAGCATTAGATACTTGGAATATGTATAAGTTAGATATAGATCATCTACGAAAGTATAATAAACTAGCTTTCGATATACTCC